GAAGGCGCACATGATGATGTCGTTATGACAATGGTAGCATTTGCTTGGCTCACACGGCAACCATTTTTTAGAGAACTGACAGATACTGATATCAGGGCAAGACTGGCTGAGGAAAAATATCATGCAATGTTAGATGATTTGACACCTCCAGGATTTATAGACGATGGTCAGAGTGAGGATGCTCTCAGTATAGAACGTGGCAGAGCTGATGAGGGATTTTGGACATCGGGTTTGTAAGACGCGATTTTTATAAATAATCCCGTGATAATAAAAAACAGATAACTTTTAACAGGTTATAAGAGAAGAGGAGATTGAATTATGCCATTTCAGGTTTCTCCTGGCGTTAATGTCAGTGAAATTGACCTAACGACCATTGTGCCTGCAGTAGCAACCACGACTGGTGCTATCGCAATGCACTCGATTTGGGGTCCGTCAAATACACGTGTTCTTGTAGATAGCGAGGATACTTTGGTAAACCAGTTTTTCGTAACTGGTCCAAACTCTAATACAGCTTCAGACTTTTTCACCGCAGCGAACTTTCTCGCATACGGTAACTCACTACAAGTTGTTCGTGTTGTTTCTAAATCAACTGGAACGCAAGCTCAAAATGCTCACGGGAACTCAGCCAACACCGCAAGAACCTTTATCGAAAACGATGATGATTACGACGAAAACTATTCCTCAGGGATTTCTAACGTGGGTGGCTGGGTAGCCAAATATCCAGGCGAACTTGGAAATAATATTAGAG